CAGCGTGCTAACCTCGATCACTGACGGTTCTTTTCGGAAAAGTCATGGCGAATGATTTCCTCTATGTGTCTATATAATACCATATAAATAAAAAAAGACGGACCCCTTTCGGGATCCGCCTTCTTTCGGAGAATATCTCAACACGGCCGTCAAGCCGCGACCGTGGTCAACCGTTTGCGATCCGGTCCCATGTCTTCGGACCGCATTTTCCATCAGACACCAGTCCTTTTTTCGCCTGGAACCGTTTGCACGCCTGTTCGCTCCGTTTCCCGTAGTGCAAATCGCAGACCAGCGATTTTCCTTCGTCATCCGTGATCTTCAAGGTGTTCATCATGGATTGAAAAACCAGGACGTTCGGGTCTACCATCGCGGATCCGTCCGCATTTCTTTTCAGTGTTTTCATTTGCATATCAAATTCACCTCCGGGTGTAGGTTTCGGATCCGGCTGATCATAGCTGATCCCGACCTCTTGAAACCAGTGCGTGAACGGTCGATCAGATAATTTCGTGATTACCGTACCATAGTCAAAACCGCGTTCTTCGGCGATCAGTCCGCCTGTCAGATACACGCCAACATGACCTGACTTCCACACGATCAGTCCGCGGATCTCCGGAATTGAGCTGATCGGACCTTTCACTTTCGCTTTCTGGTATGCCGTGTTCGCGTTCACGTCGCTGGATCCGTCGTATTTCGGAGTATCGTCCAGTGACGGGAATTCTTCTTCGCCTCCGGTCCATTTGTACCATTTTACGAGGCCGTAACAGTCCGACGTCCTACGGCCGACATAATTCGTCCTTGCGTATTTATATCGCTTTTCGGACATTCTTTCGGGATATAGGCGTCTGACCTCGGCAAGTTTACGTTCGGTCAGTATGGCGCCATAAGTGGCATATATGTATGGAACTTTCGCCGCGGCCGCTTTTTCAGCGAATCTCGCAAGACCTTCACCTGTCTTCATTTATCGTCACCGTCCTTGTCCATGTCATCGATCTTTCCCTTCGCGCCTGTCAGAAGTTTTTTCAGCCACTTCGGGACACTGTGTTTGTTTGCCTTCAGAATGTTTTCGGTGATCGATATCGATTCATTGAGAATAATATACACGCCGACGATCGATCCGAATAACAGCATCTTCGGAATTGAGATCGACACGACGTCAAGAATATAAGGAACCGCCAGATCGAGAAAAAACGCGAAGATCATGGAAAACAATAATGTGATCTTCTTCCAGAAACCTTTCGTTCCCTTCTCGGAAGTGATCGGTTCACCTGTCGCAGCTGCCCGGATCAGTCCGGAGATCACATCCATGACGATGACCACGGCGACCAGCATGATCAGAACGACATATTGTTCCGCGATGGTCGCGATCGATCCGATCAAGGCGGAAATCGCCAAAAGATACCTGTTCATACAATCACACACCTTCCATGAACATTTCTGTTCGTTCCTTGATCAACATATCGTGTAGTTCATCCAGTGTCAGGATCCGTCCCGGCTGAATGTTCTTTACGACTTCGCCGTATTTCATCAGCTGGATCCGTTTCGTTTCCATGTCCTGACGTATGACAAAGAAACCGTCCTGGATCTCATTCGCTTCGTGTGGCATTTTAATTACCTCCGATCAAGGTCAATAGGTACTCAACACGCATAGTTCGATTGTTCGATTTAGTGACAGGGTTCTGTAAGTTATTTATAGACATCAGCGTCGGAAGATACAGAACACCGCCGCGCGAGAATACAGTGTAAGGAGAATCGCCCCAGTTAAAACCAGTCTGAACGGCCATCGGTCCGTTTTTGTAAAGCGCCATCGCCTCACATCCCGGAAGCGTGCTGTCACCTGTTCTTTGTCCGCGTGCGGCAACCGGGTAAACATAATCTCCGTTGATCAGAAAGTTTCGTCCCAGGACCAGTCCGGCGGTCTGCGTGATCGGTTGCTGTGATAATGACACGTTTTCGGTCAAGTATGATGTCAGAACGGTTGTGTCCGCCGGTGTCTGAATATTGATCCGAACGAACGTCTTCGAATCCGATCCGGAGATCCAATAGATATTACCGCCGGAAACGATTCCGTTGTTGACCTGGTTCTTTCGAAGCTGCGGACGTGCCAAAGTCGCGCCGGAGATATCGATCGTCTGTGCTGTGACGGTGAAATCAGACTTTGACACAATATTCAGATAAAGTCGTGTCGCTGTGCTTTCGTCACGTTCCATGACGTAATAATACGAACTGTCCTGTGCTATAAGGAAATAACCGGCCGTGAACGACCGCGAAAGCGTCGCGGATCTGGTCGATGCGACTGTGTAATTGTCCTGATCATTGACCTGGACATCTTCAACCAGGCAAGGACGGACGAACGGATGACGGACAACATCTTCTGTCAGAACGTTTCCGTTCAGATAAAGACACACGCCGGTTCCGTTGTCGTTGATCTTCACCGGGACGCGGTTCGAATAGTCTTCATCGTAGTTATACGACCCGGACGCGTATTCGGTCGTTCTGGTGATATCTAAAATGCTGTTTCCGAACGTCTTCAGAAGCGGAAGTGATCCGTCAGGATACAAGCCACAGTCGCCGGCCTCCGGATGCACAAGTGACACGGCGCTGATCTGTCCATTTCCCTGTTCGAGTGAGAAGTCCCACACGAACTTCACTTGACCGTTCTCGGCGTCGATATACGATGCGGCGCCGTTCGGGTTTCCTCTTGTCGTTGATCCGGAAGAATGTGTCGTCTGTCCGGCATGACCGACCAGTTTATTCGAGCTTTGAGAAGGCGGAAACATATTGTCCGCGGATTCGGTCAGTTCGTCCCAGAACAGGAACACACCGCCTAGAATCTTTCGAAGTGACATTATATCGTTAAAATTCTGACATCCGAAAGGATCAGTGTCGAAGATCCTTTGAAGTGCATTCGTGATCATGTTCTTGTCTTCATGGATCTCGCGCCTTCTGGTCGAAGGATCTTCAAGAATGATACGTGTCCGGCCTTCAATTTTTCCGGTTCTTAATGCGTCAATGAATTTATCGTGCATCGTCTTCACCTTCCTGTTCTGTTTCGTCATTTTCAACAAGTTCATTCACCTGATCAGGATCCGATTCTTCTCCGATCAGCTGCGTGACCGGGCGTGATGCCATCATAAGACCGCGAGAACTTGAAACCGCCTGAAGTGCAAGGTCGATGTCACGGCGATAAACGACCGTCGTGTCGCCTTCATCGCTCCAGAAGTTGTTCACGCCTAGTGTTGTTTCGGGTGTCGGCGTTATCGGTGTGAAAGTGAAGTCGGTTGCGTCTGCAACTTCGTAAACAATGGTTATCGGATTTGCATTGAGCCAAGTCTTGAATGCGTCCACGCTTGCCCATGTTTGATGCAGATATGCATACATAGTCGGACGCTGATTTGCTCCACTTCCCGTATTCATCAAACGATAACATTCGCTACTAGGATAAGGAGAACCCGAAGCAGTAGCACTCCATGGAACACCTATGTCGGAAATTACATTTGAGCCACTAGGATTATACGCTAAAGGTATTCCGCTAATATAGAAATACATGTGTGTATATCCTTCTTCCGATGTGCCATAACTTAATGAAACACTTGATAAATCATCGCCTGTGTACGTCTGTTTATGGACTTTTGTCTTTCCCGTCCCGTTCACCACGTCCACCGTACCGCCATAGATGGTCTGTCCGAGGTTTACTGTGTTCGAAACAGGAGCGGAATAAGGCTCATAAGATGTAGCCGTTGAGCCGACTTCAAGAAAACTATTCGAAATCGTTGTGCTACTTGAAGTGTCACCTAACTCAATAAAAAACCGAACGTAACAATCGACAACAATGTTTACAGTAAAACTTTTTGTCGTTGTGTTCGAGCCATATCTCCATCTGTTTGTTGCTAACTGTAAATCATTACTAGGCTTATAGGTGTTATCGGTCAGTGCATTTCCGTTAGCGTCCATTAAAAGAACCGACAATCTCCAATTCGTTGCATCTTCGACAGTGCCGATTGTCACAGTATATGTTCCATGATGAATTGCGAAACATTCGGACAAGTCCGCCATCGAATTTGTATATCCGACAATTTCTTTTGCAAGAAGATTTCTTCCTGACTGCGTCGCAACGATCTGCGATTTCCCGGTCAGATTCGGGTCGACATTTATAATCCAACTTTTCACCGGGACGCGATCCGCGCCATCAGTCACCACAGCAACGGACCCAGTCGCCGTTCCCTCCGGAAGTGGACCCATCAGATTGACGTCATCCGGCCATTCTTTCGGCGGATAATTTTGACCCGTGGTCCCGAATTTCTTATTCAGAACCGCGTTCATAGAACTTTTCAGTGATGCCGGGATGCCGGCGCCACCAGCTCGAAACCATGTCATCTAACCACCACCTTCACACCCAGATCCGCGGATTGTTCTTCGAATGTCAGAACAATTTCGCCGGTCGATACTGTCACGGATTCCGGCGCGATGCCGTAAACATCCGTATAGATATCAATCGTAGAAGTCGTCGTGATCGATGCATCCTGAATCGTTAATGAAGTATTACCGGCCAGAAGTGTTCCTGTCAGTTCTTTTCCCTTGACTTCATTGATGGATCCGACGATGTTCTTCGAAGTCGTGTTCAGGCCGTTGAAGACATACGCCGTCATGAACTGTGACGCGACGTTCTCGGACGCGATCTTCCTGGAATCATAACCGGACGCGGCCTGAAGATCTTCAATCGAAATGAAGAACAGTGATCCGACCGGGATCGTGGTCGATGCGTCAAATTCAGATATTGATCTGTCAAGTTCAGCCATATTTCAAAACCTCCATTATTCAGACACGATATTATAATCACCGTCTTCGGAAACAAGATTGAATTCGCGATTCTCGGAAACGACCTGTTTCGTCGGCGAATAAAGCGTGATGTTGATCGATTCAGCGAATCCGGGAACGATCATCCCGATCGATGGCGGCGTGATCGTGTCACTGACCGTGATCTTATCGTTCTCAATCAGTGTTACGGTCGCCTGATCCGTCATTCCCGGAACAGACAGTTCCATATAAGGCGGATCGATATCATCTTCAAGAACAATGACACCGGTCCAGCCGTCCGCCTTCGAAAGTCCCTGACCCTTCAGAACCGCGATCGCATCATTCGCGCGGATCGCCGCTGTTCCTCCGGACGCGACCAGAAACACTTCCCATCTGTGGGATCCGATTTCCTCAATCGGTGTGTAATAGTGTAGATCCAGAATGTGAAAGGCGTCATCATCGAAAGTTTCTATCGGTTTTCGCGCGATCTCGATGTTGTCCATCGTGTAGACCGCCTGAACGGTCATGTTATCAGATCCGGACGCGCGAAGCGTCTGAAGCTGTATTTCGTGCCACATTTCCACGTCCGTGACTTTATTCGTCGTGAAGTAAATGTCCACGACCTTGACAGGATCCGAAGTGACACTGATCGGAACGATGTTCACATAGTCACGGTAAATGATCTCGGACACCTGTTCGGATCTTCTCGCGGACGAATTCGATTTTTCGGACGCGGACTGGACATTCTGAAGCGCCGGATTTTGTCCGAAACCCGAAATGACCATCCCCTTGTTCATCTGCCACGTCACCGACTGGACGATTCCCTTTTTCGGTGTACCGTCTATAATGCCTCCGGTGAACGAAATAACGTCGCCTAGTTCGTATATAGGCGCTGACATCAATTCGACCTTAAACGGCGTGAATTCGAGCGCGTGGACCACGTCGAATATATTATTCCGAAGAAGGTTTCGCGCTTCCGGTGTTCCGTACTGGACAAACGGGTTCATTCCGATGAAATAAGTCGCACCGACACCCATCGATCCGATCCTTTGACTGGTTCCGTCCGCGTTCTCGAATACAGCTGAACCGAAGTCCGTTTCGAAGTCGGAGAATGACGCGCCCTGGACACGTTTAGAAGGTCCGATCGTAATGTCGGCAGCTGAACGCCCGGAATAAGTTCTGAATACCAGTTTTCCCAGTCGGTTGATCGTTGCGAATCCTCCGATCGTCTGGGACAGCCAGTATAAAAGATCACGGTATGTCGTACAGTCATTCGGTGTATAGGATCCTAACGGCTGATTTCCGTTCGGAAGTGCCTGACACTGTTGATCAGTCATTCCGAAGGACACGTCGCAAGTCGAACAAACAGATCTGACGATATCGCCGAAATTACCTGACGCGATGAAGTCCGTCGGAAGTTTCGTGTCGAATCTGGACATCGCATCATAAGCGACGATCGACACACCGTCTGCCGTGATGTTAGCTTCCGATACATAGTATTGACCGACGTCGAATTCCTCATACGTGTTTAATTCTTCGTCAGTACATAGACCGAAAACGATCGATATCTTTCGGCCCTTCCAGCTAGTCGGCGTCACCGACAGATTCTTCAAAAACGTCATCGTCAGTTTCCCGACGAAAACGGCGCCGATCTTCATGTCGGTGTTGTCGGAACACTGGTTCGTGATCGTCATGGATCCGGCAAGGACATTCACACCCGAAAACGGGAAATTGTCGATCATACCGCGGACACGGTGTTTCTGTATGGATTTATCATTCGCGGTCTGAAATGCCGCTGATCCTTGATACATAATTCACCTTCCTACTTCTCGATGAACTGGACCGAAAGGTCCCAGATCCCGTCCGTGTTCTGACAAAGTTCCGAATCCGCCGCAAGTTTTTCAGACGTGATCCGAAGTCGGCCGTATTTGTCGACGCCATTGAAAGTCATCGTGCATTCGGTCATCTCGCAAAAATGAACGATCTTCGCTTTCCCATGTGAAGAACTACGGAAAGTGAACTGAAACGTCTGTTTTCGAAGTCTTGATGTCGTTCCGACGTCTTCGCCTGTTTCGGATGTCTTGATGTTATCGATGTTCTGATCCGCGATAGTCAGTCCGGTCGGATTCGGGATCGTTTCACCGTTCAGTTTGATATAACCCTTACCAAGCATAATTAACGACCTCCGGAAATGAATGTGTTGTTGACGTTCGCGGATGCGACGATCGTTTCGATCCTTTCCTGACCGATATATACCGGGATAACGACCTGACGATCACCGCCGGCCATGACGGACAGTGATCCGTTGATCTGTCCCAGCTGGTCGGAATAGTCGCGCGAACCGTTCGCGATCAGGTTCATTGTGTTATCAAGCGTCGCGCCTGTGATGTTGAAATCCGCATTGACGGACGTCTTGATCGCGTTCGCCGCCAGATCGATGTCGTTCATAAGTCCCGGAATACCGGCTTCGATTCCTTCGCCATAAAGCTGTAACATATCTTTACCGGGATTATTAACATCCCAGTCCGAAAGCGGTCCTTTTTCCGGACAGGAGAATCCAAGAAAATCACCGATCGCGCCGGCAATATCACCGATCCAGCCGGTCAACGTGTCCCACATCGCCGCGAAACCGTCGCAGATATTTTGAATGATGTCTTTTCCCCAGTCGAACGCGCTCGAAATGATATCGCCGAAGATATTTCCGAACGCCTCGGTGATATCGTCGAACATATCGCCGGAAATATATGTGACCAGGTCTGACAGAAGTGTTCCCAGTGCGACGATCAGTTCGGCGATAATTTCTGGCATTTTTGTTACCAGACCGGTGAAAAGTGTGAATCCCGTTTCGATGATCTTTCCCAGTCCTTCGGCGGACAAAAGGAATTCAACGATCCCGGTGATAATTTCGGGAAGTCGTTCGATCAGATCCGGAAGCGAATTCACGATACCTTCGGCAAGACCGATCACCAGCTGTAAAGCCGCATCAAGGATCATCGCAAGGTTTTCGGGCGCTAGTAACGTTTCACAGATGGTTAATATCGCGTCTACGGCGGCTGGTATCAATTCTGGAAGCGCTTGTGAAATGCCATTAACGATAGCTAACACGATCTGAATCGCAGAATTAATGATCTGGTCGATATTCTGAAGCAAAAATTCAACCAGCGAAAGAACGATCGTCACCGCCGCGTCCATGATCTTCGAAATGTTCTCCGGATTGATCAAGGTCGACGTCAGCTGTTCAATGATAGAAATCGCCGTGTCGACGAAAAGAGGCAGATTGTCGATCAGAACCTGAAGAAGTGTGTTCACACCTGTGGACACCAACTTCAGAAGATCCGGCAGGACCTTATTCACAGACGCTAGGACCTCCGGAAGCATTTCGGATATCGCATCACCGATGACACTGACATCACCGTTGGAATTCTGAACCGCCTTCGTGAATTTCTGAAGTGCCGTTGTCCCGGCGCCGCCCAGCTCCGAAAGTGCCGGAAGAAGAAGTGTTCCGAGCGCGTTTTTCGCCGCTGTTCCGCTGTTCTGAAGTCGGACCATCTGATCATCGAAGTCGGTGAACGCGGTCAAGGTGTCATCACTCATAACGAACCCGGCTTCATGCGCTTCGTCTGCCAGTTCCCGGAATCCTTCGGATCCGGCGCTGATCAACGGGTTCAGATCCTTCGCGGATTTACCGAGAAGTTCCATCGCGAGAAGATCGCGTTCTGTTCCGTCTTCCATCTGTCCCAGGGCGTCAATGACTTCCCAGAAGACTTCCTGTGAATCTCGAAGATTGTGGTTGCTGTCATAGATCGAGATCCCTAACTTATCATAGCCTGTCGCGTTCTTCTCTAACGCTTCTTCCATCTTCGCTTCGTATTCGTCAGCGTCGATCGTTCCGTCTTTAAGTGCGCGGTTCAATTCCGCCTGTGTGGTTTCAAGGTTGAAGATCTTATCCGCCGCGGATCCCATCGACTTTTCCATTTTCGTCATAGATCCTGTGATCGTATCGACGGAAACGTCCATCAACTCGGACGCGTATGTCAGTTCCTGAAGTGTTTCGGTCGAAATACCGGTAACTTCAGACATGGTCGAAATTTCGTCGGCATAATTCGCCGCTTCCATCGTACAATCGACCAGGGCGCCGCCGACTTCCTTCAAGGCCGCGACCATTGCCGTTGTCGCCGCAACCATCGCCGCACCGACCGCCGCCGCGCCTTTTCCGAGCGCGTCAAATGCCGTGTTCGTGTTCTCGGATTCTTCCTGGACGTCTTCCAGACCTCCGGCGGCGTCTTCAGCATCGTCACCGACCTGATCCAAGTCGCCCGAATCGATTCCGGACAGTTCATTCGCCGTGTCGGAAGCTGCCGAACCCAGCTGTTCAAGTGTCTGTTCGGTCTTCGCGATCTCGGATGTCAAAACGGCATACTGTTCCTTCGTGACGGTTCCGTCTTCAAGACCCTTTTTCGCGTCTTCCGCGACTTTCCGCATGATCTCCAGTTTTTCGTTCGTCTGTTCGATCTGTTTTGTGAGAAGTTCCTGTTTCTGGGAAAGAAGTTCCATCCGTTGCGCTTCGTCTGTGACTTCTTTCAAGGCGGAATCAATCGATTTCAGGGCGCTTGAAGTCTGCTGGCTTTCCTTTTGCACCTGTTGTAAGGATTTAGTCAAACCATCGTTACGGCCTTCGATATCGATTGTGATACCGACGATTTTGTTTCCGCTTGCCATGTTTCTACCTCGTATCAGTTAAAGAAATTGTCGATGTCTTCCTGTGTTCCTTGTTCGTTCCACTTCTCGCGATCATTCCCGGACTCAATGATCAGATCAAGGACTTCGCCCTTCCGAAGAAGGAACAGATCTTCAAACGATAGACCGATCTGTAATGCGCGCCATTGATAAAGCGCGGTCGATTTCGGCCGGTCCGTCGGCCGTGTCAGTTTTTTGGTTCACTTGTCTGGTGGATGTTCTCCGTGTAGAAGTTCTGGAACACGTTCGTGTTCGATCTGAAAAAACCTTCGTCGATATCCATCAACCAGAACACGAATTCATCCGTGTTCAGATACTTCGATATCTCTTTCGGTTCGTATTTCGCTTCTAAATATGTGATATATGCGAATTCCTTCACGAATTCGACCAGTCGTGAAGTCGTGTCAAGGAATTCCATGTGGTTTTTCACTAGTTCCAGACCCTTTTGAATGCGTTTCGGGTCCTGTGGATCTCCGGATCTGATCTCATTCACTTCGTTCATAAGGCTTTCAAGATCCATATTCGGATCAATACCCATGACGGCCGCCTTATAAACGTTATCAAGATCCGTTTTGAACATTCGCTTGAATAAAATATCGGTTGCTCCGGAACACTTGAATGTGTATTCCTTATCCTTATAGATGATTTTTTTATACATTGACATATAGATACCTCCGAAAGTAAGAAAAGAACCCGAAAAAGGACCCGGAACAGGTCCGGATCCTCTTTCATAAGGGGTTCAAATGTGGGAATTGATCAGTCTTCGACTGCTTCGCGCTCGTAATAGGTTGTCCCCTGGACAACGGTTGTGTCAGTCGTCGGAATGAAAGTGTTTCCGACAAGAACGTACCATCCTTCATTCGCCGGGTTCTCGGTTCCGACCGGTTCAACGGCTGTGAATGTATATTCAGTTGCCGGAGATACAACGGACGGAAGCTGAACAGAACTGAACCAGTTAGCATACTTTGTCGCGTCGGTTCTCGGATCAGCGAAGTCATGAACCAGGTGATCATCATCCGGTCTGGGTGTCGAAGTCACGGTCGTGGTTTCGCCCTTGATGTTCGGTGTGTCGCCTTCCGGTGTAGTTTCGCCGGAAATTGCAGGACGTGTCAGACTGCAACGGAACAGCGTGTGTCGAATTGCTTTCTGGTCTGCGGCGAACTGGAACATTAATCCTATATACTTCTCAACGGATCCGGAATCTTCGGTTTCGTATGCGATGCCGTTCGCGTCTCGGGTTTCCCATCCCATATACTCACGGACTTCGTCCGGGATTCTGGCCGTGACCAGATCGCCGGAATAGCCGGAATTCTTCGCGCCGGTATAAAAATTGCTGTCATCTGCACGGAAAATCGTCTTTCCTCCGGACGGGGTCTGTGTAAACGACACACCGCCTTTCCACGGCGCCGGAGTACCGTAACTAGAAGTAGTTTTTCCGGTTGCCGGATCATAGACTTCTACAACCGGGAACCAGAAAACATTCTTGAGGCCATAATAGACCTTGTTCTGTGTAGGCATTTGTTTTACCTCCTATTATAGTTTGATTTGCTGGATCGCCTTCTGTACTGCGTCGGCGATCTGCTTGAATCCTTCCGTCTGGACCCAGTCGTTCACGGGTCCGATATGTGGTTTCGCTTGCGCCCTTCCGACCACTGATCCGTTTCTCACAAGCGGATGACCTTTTTCAAGAAGGTGTGTCAGTGATCCGTATGTCGCATTGTAGATTTTGATATCGAACGATCCGTCCGCCTGAACTTTTGTGACCTTATAACGCCAGCCTTTTGAATAGGCTTTCTTCTTGTTGTCGCCTTTCGGACTGGTGTCTTTCAGCTTCTTGACAGCTTCTTTCCCGACCTTTTCGGCAGCTTCATTGACGGCGTCCTGAATCGCAAGTGAACAAACACCCAGCGATTCGGATAAAACGATCTGAAGATCTCCGGCGTCACCGATCCGGACTTCCTTGTTACTCATTTTGATTCACCCAGGAATCCGAAGTTATATTCCACCTGGAAACACTTCGAATCTTCAATATAGGTCGGTTCGTTCATGGTCCACACGATTTCAAGTTCATCCAGTGCGGTTTCCACTTCCGAAAGGATCTTCGGATCCAGCTTCGTCATATATACACGAAAACTGTACTGGAAACCCTTGATCAGAACGGAATTATCCGCGGACACCGGAGTGATCGAAAACGAATACTCGCCGAACGGGACTTTTGTCCCGACAGGAACATGATCAAGTTCAACCGTGAACGACAGGTTCTTCAGTTTCGTGTTGACCGTTTTCTGTGTCGGCATTT